TATAAAGTTGACACAAAAAAGTGTGGAAGTGTCACGTTTTAAGTGGTAAATTGGTATCATGCAGATGCTGAGAAGAGATAGATGTTTTTATTTTCCAGTCATTTTAATTGACTTCCATCCTCCTTATGAATCGAACTCAGTATCTGTTTATTAATATGCTTTGATAATGAGTGCACCAAGCGACTATTTAGGTGCTAAACTGATTATCATTGCAACAAGGAACATAGGGGTGTTGATTGGAAAAACCTCGGTGGTATAGTCGCACTTGACCGCTAGATGGTCGCTGTGCAGGTTCGATTCCTGCTGTTCCTGTTTAATCCGTGTTCTCAATATCGGCTATAGCGATATGGGAGAGGTTAAATAAGCATACATGTCACTGTTTATTTAACTCAGTGTTCGATCCACTGGCACGGAGTTAAAAACTAGCAATAATAAAATAATTTAAAGATGACCTGTAGACCATGTTTTGCTAGTATCATGTAAGGGGCTGAATATTTCACTCAGGGAGACCGCATGGATGTGGTCTTTTTGTTTTTAAAGGAGGAAACAATGGAAATTGAGAAGGTTAACTTATCAATTATTAGGCAATACGAGAAAAACGCAAAATTACACCCTATTGAACAAATTGAACAAATAAAAAAATCAATATTAGAGTTCGGAAACAACGACCCGATTGCGATTGACGAAAATAACGTCATTATTGAGGGCCACGGAAGATACATGGCGCTCAAACAACTAGGGTATGAAGAGGTCGAGGTAATTAAGTTAACACACCTTAACGAAGAACAGAAAAAAGCATATATACTCGCCCACAATAAGTTGACCATGAACACGGACTTTGATATCGATCTCTTACACCAAGAATTGGGCGACATAATTGATATTGATATGACAGAATTTGGTTTTATGGATATCGATCTAGGAGAAGACGAGGAAGTAGTTGAAGACGACTTTGACGACACCCCTCCTGAAAAACCAAAGTCTAAATTTGGCGATATCTACCAATTAGGACGCCATCGGTTAATGTGTGGGGACAGTACGAGCGCCCAGGATGTAGAAAAGCTTATGGGGGAATTTAAAGCGGATATGCTGCTTACAGACCCGCCGTACAACGTGGCGTACAAAGGTAAGACAGAGGACGCTTTGACAATAAAAAACGACAGTATGGATAATGATGATTTTAGACAGTTCTTACGCTCTGCCTTCTTCGCAGCTGACAATGTTATGAAACCAGGAGCTGTTTTTTACATATGGCACGCTGAATCAGAAGGGTACAATTTCCGCGGGGCTTGTTTTGATATCGGTTGGACAGTTCGTCAATGTTTAATTTGGAATAAAAACGCAATGGTGCTTGGTCGTCAGGATTATCACTGGAAGCATGAACCTTGCCTTTATGGTTGGAAAGACGGTGCTGGACATTTATGGGCGTCCGATAGAAAGCAAACAACAGTTATCGACTTTGACAAACCTCAAAGGAATGGCGAACATCCAACCATGAAGCCTGTCGGTCTTTTTGACTACCAAATCCTTAACAATACAAAAGGAGGAGATATTGTGTTGGATTTATTTGGCGGTTCAGGTACGACAATCATGGCATGTGAACAAAACGGTCGTAATGGTTATTTAATGGAATTAGACCCTCGATATGTAGATGTAATCATTCGTCGTTGGGAGGAATTCACTGGAGAAACAGCAGTTAAATTAAACTAAAAATTGTGTAATAAAAGTTCCAAACAACTGCGTTTCAGAATGTATAGAACAAGAATATTAATGACGGCAAAATAATATAGCAAAAATAGCATATGTAAAGGAATTATTAAAATGATTGAAAAAGTAAACCCAAGTCACCCAGATAAAGTAGCGGACCGTATCGCAGGCGCTATAGTAGACCTTGCTTATCTAAAAACACAAAACCCTAAAATTGCAGTTGAAGTATTGATCGGACATGGGGACTGTCATATTATCGTCGAAACCGACACAATTTTGGAAAATAAAGAAGTCAGAAAATTAGTAGACCGCATCGCTGGACCTGGGCTTAATCTTGATTTGAAAGTAGTGGAACAAGACAAACATTTGAATGCTAATCAAGCGGAACAAGTTAAATGCGGAGACAACGGTATTTTTAAAGGCGTGCCACTCACCAAGGAAGAAAAGGAACTGTCGGGAATTGCTAGAGCGATATATAACGAAGTGCCAAGCGATGGGAAGTATATTTTATCTGGAAATGATTTGATTATTTGTCAAAGTAAAACGAATGAAATCGGCTGGCTTGGTAGCTATAATTTGAAGTTTAACCCATTGGGCTATTGGACTGGTGGGTTGGAAGTTGACTCAGGAGCTACAAATCGCAAGTTAGGCAGCGACATGGCGCAGTCTGTGACTGGTGGTGGCATTCACGGGAAAGACCTATCAAAGGCTGACGTGTCTGTAAATATATATGCGTTTTTAGAAGCACAAAAAACAGGTAAACCAATCGAGCTTTGCTGTGCTATTGGCGATACTCATGTAAACGGCATTCCGTTTTGCGACATCGTGGATATTGCTGGCAACTTTATTTATGAGCTTGGTGGGTTTGAGAAACTGGCCGAGTGGGGACTATTCTAGTCTCGTGAAATAATTTAGCAAAGGAAGTGAGGCGATTGGCTAATGAAGCAAACTTAATTCCGGCAAACAAGCGAAGTAAGAGCGAACTAAGAGAGATGACTCGTAAGGGCGGGATAAACTCTGGTCGTTCTCGTCGTAAAAAAGCAGACTTAAAAAAAGCGTTTGAAACTATTTTGAAAGCTGATGTATCTAGTGATAAAACAAAGCAACAATTAGAAACCCTCGGTTTTGAAGCAACCAACGAAATGGCTCTAGCTATGGTTATGATGCAGAAAGCAATGAAAGGCGACGTAAGAGCGTTTGAGCAAATAAGCAAATTGGCAGCCACAGACACCAAAGATTCGCTTGACAAGAAAGAGCAACGGGAACGCATCAAAGCGATACAGTTAGAAAACGAAAAACGAAAATCAGCTCTCGAAGGTACTGAATCACAAGAAAGCACCATTGGCAGGTTATTTGATAAGTTGGAGGAAGCGCTAAGTGAACCTTAACAGACTATATCACGACAAGCAGATAAGTATCTTAAAACGAGCTTTGCGTGAAGATTGGTACATGATGATTAACCATGGAGCAGTCCGTGCCGGTAAGACTCAACTTGATAATGATTTGTTTCTTATGGAGTTGCGTAGAGCGAAAAGAAATGCACTAAGGGATGGCGTCAAAAAACCTATGTACATCCTTGGTGCCACTAGTGCTGGTACTTTACAGACAAACATCCTAAAAGAGTTAACAGAAAAATATGGGATTGATTTCAAGTTTGACAAGCACGGAAATTTTAGCCTGTTTGGAGTTTATGTAGTTACTACCTTTACTGGAACTATTGCAGGATTGAAATCAATACGTGGTATGACGGCTTATGGGGCTTACATCAACGAAGCGACATTAGCAAACAAAGAAGTTTTCGATGAAATCCGCAAGCGTTGTTCAGGTTTTGGCGCTCGTATTATTTGCGACACAAACCCAGACCATCCGAATCACTGGTTGAAAAAGGATTATATAGATAAGGCAGACAACAAGAGGATCATCTCAAATCACTTTACAGTGTTTGATAATATTTTTTTGAATCAAAGGTATATTGACAATCTCATCGCAACAACTCCAAGTGGAATGTTTACAGAGCGTGGTATCTATGGCCGTTGGGTTAGCGGTGAGGGAGCCGTTTACCGTGATTTCAAAGAAGACATGCTAATTCGTGGCGAGGATATCCCGACAGAAGACATCACAATCTACTATGCAGGCGTCGACTGGGGATATGAACATCATGGAACTATTGTTGTTTGTGGGAAAACGGCAGATGGGCGGGTGTATCTCCTGGAAGAACATTCGGCACAGTACCAAGAAATTGATTATTGGGTAGATGTGGCCCAAAATATAAAAACACGTTTTGGCAATATAAAATTTTATGCCGACTCCGCTAGACCAGAACACGTATATCGTTTTAAACGAGAGGGAATTAGATGTATAAATGCTGATAAATCTGTATTAAGTGGGATAGAACAAGTTGCAAAACTGATGAAACAAGGTTGTTTCTTTGTTTGCTCGGAAATGGTTGATAAATTTAAAGATGAGATATATCAGTATGTGTGGAACGAGAAAACTGGAGAGCCGGTCAAAAACAATGATGATGTTTTAGATGCATTGAGATATGCAATTTACACAGAAAGTCAAAGGTCTGGCTGGCTCGTTTAGGAGGAGAAATGTTACAAACAGATAATATGTCGGCACTTGTTGCCGAAGTGAAAAGGCTGGTATCTAATGACCGTGGAAGCAAGCTCAAGCAAGAGATGCAGACGGGCATCAATTACTACGAAGGTAAACACGATATTGCAAACTATCGTCTTTTTTATTTTAACAACGAAGGTGAACTCGTTGAGGAAAAACACAGAAGTAACACACGGATTGCTCACCAGTATTTCACAGAGCTAGTTGATCAAAAAGTACAATATCTGCTGTCCAATCCAATTGAGGTTACAACTGATCAGACTGGGTTGCAGGAATATCTTGACGAATATATCAACGAAGACTTCCAACTCATGTTGCAAGAATTGGTTGAGGGAGCAAGTCAAAAATCCTACGAGTATGCCTTTTGGAAAATTGATACTGATAATCGTTTGCGGTTTAAAACTGCTGATGCTATTAAAATCATTCCAATCTACGATGAATTTTACAACATAGACCAAATCATTTATTACTATGATGAACAAATTGTCAAAGATAACAAACAAAAGACTGTGACTAAAATCCAGTTATGGACAAAAGAAGAAGTCTTTTATTTTGTGCAGGAAGATGGTCAAGCGGTCAAGTTGGATAATTCGGCTGAATACAATCCTAAGCCACATCTACTAGCTCAAAAGGGCGAAGATAAGTTTGGCAAGGGCTACGGTCGTGTGCCATTCATCTGTCTGCAAAACAATCGTGGCAAGACTAACGACTTGCAACCCATCAAAGACCTTATCGACGACTATGACATGATGGCTTGTGCATTGTCAAATAACTTGATTGACTTTGACCACCCAATCTATGCAGTTAGAGGATACGAGGGCGACAACCTGTCTACCTTAGTCACAAACCTCAAGACAAAGAAGACTGTTGGAGTTGGTGAAAATGGTGGTATTGATGTCATCACAACCAATATCCCTGTTGAAGCCCGCAAGGCCAAGTTGGAGATTGACAAAGAGGCTATCTATAAGTTTGGTATGGGCTTTGACAGTTCGCAAACAGGCGACGGGAACATCACGAATGTGGTCATTAAGTCTCGCTATAGTTTGCTTGACTTGAAATGTAATAAGATTGAGGTCAGACTTCGAGTGGTACTTAAGGAAATGCTGCAACTTATCGTTGATAATATCAATGAATTGCACGGCAAGGCTTATGACGCTTCCGAAATTGAAATAACCATGACCAGGGATGTCATGGCCAACGAGATTGATAATGCTTCGATTACCAAGACAGAGGCCGAAACCAATCAGATTTTGATTAACAACATCATGACTGCAGCACAGCGACTTGATGACCGCACTGTTTTAGAATTGCTAGCAGGTATCTTGGAAGTTGACCCAGACGAAGTTGAGAAAGCACTGGAAGAACAGGGATATCAAACCGATTTTAACCAGTCTACGGAGGTGACAGATGACGAAGCTGAACAAATTCCAACAGGAAATAGAGAACCTGTTGCAGAAAGCGGACAAAGCGACGGACAAACGACTCTATAACCTCTACATTGATACGATTAAGGACTTGAAAAAGTCTTTACTTGTTGATTATCAGCGGTTGGATAGCCTGACATCCTCCCAGAAGCTAAAATTGAGCCAAATGAGCGCTCTTTTAGAACAATTAGACCAATCAACCGACAAGTTGAAAAAAGGGCTTAGAAGTGAAATTACAGGGCATTTAATTGACACAGGGAAAATAGCCTATAACGAACTGTTTTATGAGTTTGAGGGCGGACATGGTGGGATTGGCTTTGCCATGCTAAAAGAGGAAGAGTTAAGGACCATTATCGAAACACCTGTGGCAAACTTTAAGTTATCTGAACGCTTGAATGATGGGGTTGTGGAACGGTTACGAAACAACATCAAGGACGACCTCAATCGTATATTTTTGCACGGCGCGAGTTATGCTCAGGCATCTGCTAGATTGGCAGAGCAAGGATACAGCTCATACCGTCGGGCTATGATGATTACTAGGACAGAAGCTGGACGGGTGCAGGCTGTGGCTAGGGAAAAGGCCCAATTGGAAGCTAGAAACCTAGGTGTTGAGTTTGACAAAGTTTGGGTAGCGACTTTGGACGGTCGCACAAGGCACAATCATGCAGAATTGGACGGTGCAAAGGCTGACAAGGATGGTTATTTTGAGATTAACGGTTTACGCACGAAGCAACCGCACATGTTTGGTTTTGCAAGCGAGGATGTCAACTGTAGATGCCGGACAATCTCACGGCTTAAAGACGATGACACATTGACATCAAGGCGAGATAATGAGACCGGTAAGATTATCAAGTACAGGAATTATCGAGAGTGGGCGAGGGCTAAAGAATAAGTTTACAGATTTGACAAAATCGAGGAGAAAAAAATGGAAAAACAAGTTACTATCTTTTTAAAGAATGGCGAAACATTACTGTTTCAAGACGTAAGCAATATGGATGTGACTGATAAGCACATTGCTTTTGATTACTTTGGCAAAAGTACAAACCAAGAAAAAAGTGGGGTGTTCTTTTTTGACACTATTGCGGGTTGGTCAGCATCAGCGCAACTTTTTAAATAGGAGGCGGTCACTCATCTTGACAGCAGGAAAGACTGCAACAATCATATAACCTAACCGTGTCGAATTCGAGGCGGTTTTTATATTGTCCTGTCACATGACATAAAACTAGGCAGGCCATGTCTGTGTGGCATATCGCAGACACTCCCTGCTGGGAGAGCCAGCATAAAAAATCTATGGAGGTAACCAACAATGGATTGGTTAAAAGAACTTATTGAGAAACACACTGTAGACGGAAAAACTGACGTTGATGCGGTCATGAACGCGTTTAAAGAAGAGTTTCCGAAACACGCTGTCCCTAAAGATGTCTACAACGAGCAAGCCGAAAAGCTAAAAGCAGCTAACAGCACGCTTGACACGTTGAAGAAATCAAACAAGGACAACGACGAATTACAGAATGAACTCAAAACGTACAAGGATAAAGTGTCACAGTTGGAAGCTGATGTGAAAGAAACAGCTAAGAAGCAGACTATTAAAGATGCTCTTTCTAGTGCTAAAGCGACTGATTTGGATTATCTTATGTACAAGCTTGGCGATGTGGAATTGGCAGAAGATGGTAGCATTAAGGATCTTGACAGTAAAATCAAGGACTTACAGACTAATCACCCTACATTCTTCAAGACAACGGAGCCTGAACAAGCTGATAACGGCTTTAAAACTTTAGGTGGGGTGGATATTCCTCCAGGTGGAAAAATTGACCCATCAAAATCACTGACTGCTGACTTTGAGTCTGCGGTCTTCGGAAAATAACTTTTTAAGGAGAAAAAAATAAATGCCAAATACACTCGAATATTCAAAAATTTTCCAACCAGTCCTTGACAAGCAAATCGTGCAAGAATCAACGACAGGATGGATGGAAGTAAACAGTAAATTAGTACAATACAACGGCGGTAACGAAGTCAAATTGCCGTCTATTGTTATGGACGGACTTGCAGATTATGATCGTTCATCTGGCTATGTCGATGGGGCTGTGACACTTACATGGAACACTTACAAGCTCACACAAGACCGTGGTCGTAAATTCCAATTGGACGCTATGGATGTGGATGAAACAAACTTTGTAGCAACTGCTGGAACAGTCATGGGCGAATTCCAACGCACTTTGGTTGTACCTGAAATCGACGCTTATCGCTATTCTGCTATTGCCGCTAAAGCTATTGCAGTTGGTCAAACTCGTACTGCTGCAATCACAGACTCAAACATCTTGAAAGAACTTTTGAAAGACATTGCAACAGTAAAAGAGATTGTCGGAAATACCGCAAAACTTAAAATTACCATGTCCGAAACAATGTTGACTAATCTTGGACTTGATGACAAAGCATCTAAACGTATTTCAACGGTCGCAGTTCCGGCTGGCGAAGTGGCAACTGTTGTAACTAAAATTGACGGCCATGAAATTGTTCCGACGCAACAATCGTTGCTTCAAACTGCATTTAAATTTAACGATGGCAAGACTGGTGGACAAGAAAAAGGTGGCTTTGTGGCTGACCCATTAGCAAAAGCTATTAACTGGCTTATTGTTGCCGAAAATGCACCTATTGCAGTATCTAAAACAGACGTAGTACGTGTATTTGACCCAATGACGAACCAACGTGCGAACGCTTGGGATATGGACTACCGTAAGTACCACGACGTCTGGATTCCAAAATCAAAAGAAAAGGCAATCTTTGCCAATACAGTAGCCTAGGAGGTAGCTTATGCGTAAATTTAAACGCTTGAACGTCATCAAAGAAACAGATAGCGATTTGGTTGCTGACCGACTTATCGAAGCAGGATTCGAAGAAATCGTTGAAGGTAGTGAACCAGAAGATTTATCCCGTGATGAAGTAAAGGCTCAATTGGACGAAGCAGGCATCGAGCATGCCAAGAATGCAAAGACGGAAACATTGCTTGAAATTTTGGAAGCATCGAAGTTAGGGGAGTAGTCTACTACTCTCCTTTTTAATTGGAGGTATGTATGATTATTAGTCTAGAAGAAGCATTAAAACTTGATGCAGATGCGACACAGGAAACGTGTGATGGGCTAGAAACAATGGTCAGAAAGTTGACCAACAACAATTTTCAGTTGATTAAATTCCGCATTCGTGGTTTGCGATTATCTGGAAGCACAATCAAAGCTAGTAGCGGACGTTTGGATATATTTAAAGCTGGCGACACAATAGAAATCAATGGAACAGACTACAACAATGGTCTATACGTTGTTGAGAGTGTCTCTGATGATGCAATTACTATCCGTGGGGATTTTATCACAGAAACCAATTCAGGGGCTATAACAACGAAAGTGAGCTATCCTGCGGACGTGCTGACAGGTATCAAAAAATTGATTGCTTACGATGCAAAAATGCGAGATAAGGCCGGTATCAAATCCGAAACCGTGGCACGTTGGTCAGTGACTTACTACGATGTGACGGCTGCTGAAAGTTCGGAGGGCTATCCAGTCAGCTTGCTTGGCTTTTTGGACAAGTATAGGAAGCTGAGGTGGTCGTGATGTTAACGTTTTATCTTTTGAAAAATATAGCAAATGGCGAAAATGAACTTGGACAAGAAATCTTTGAGCATAAGAAAGTAGCTGAATTTATTGGCTATATGGATATGCTTGATGGAAATGAATCCAATGACAAGTTAGCCTATCTTGCAGACAGTACCCATGTCATCTTGACTAAGAATATGACAGTCAATGCTGAAATTGAAGACAAAATCGAAGTCAATGGAAAAACCTATGAAGTGACCTATGTTGATGATCCGGTGAATATTGGCCATCATCTGGAAATCTATATTAAAGGTGTCCACTGATGAAATTTGTAGATAATTCAGAGGCAGCCAAAAGAGAACTTGAACGTGCTGCGATTAGAGGTCTTATCAAAGCTTCGTTGTTGGTTGAGGGTCACGCTGTGCTTTTAGCACCTGTCGATAAAGGAGGCTTACGAGACAGCATTGGGTACCAGGTCAACGAGAGCGAACTGGTTGCCTATATTGGTACTAATTGCGAGTATGCAATCTATGTCGAATATGGCACTGGTGAATTTGCTGAAAAAGGAAACGGTCGTAAGGGTGGTTGGGTATATAAAACACCAAACGGTGAGGTACATTTTACTTACGGAATGTCACCACAACCATACCTACGACCAGCATTCAGGAAAAACCAAAAAGCTATAAGAGACATTTTGGCGGACTGTTTAAGAGAGTTGGGAGGGTAGATGAAAGAAGTTATCAAAACAATCTTAAAAGAGCTGAAAACTGTCCACAGTGAGAGCTACTACATCAAGAACTCTGCTAAGACTGTCAAGTATCCATATGTGGTCTTTTCGACTAGCTTGACCAGTATTGACCGTCATGCAGATGGTTGTTACCTGGATGTGGATATTTTTTGTAACAAAGGCCTAGACCAGGTCGAAATCGAAACATTATCTGAGAGCATTAAGATGCACTTGAGGCATTTTGACACAATGCTAGAGGATTGCTACATGCGAACGCAATTCCAGTCAATGCAGGCCGTGCCAACAAACCTGGACGATTTGCAACGACGGAATTTGCGTTTTTATATTAAATTAGATTGGAGAAATTAAATGGGAGTTAAAACACCAGTAAAACGTACAGGCTATACAGCTAATACGCCAAAGCATTATCTTATTAATGCGGGTGCAGTTTATAAAAACCTAACCTGGAACAAGGCAGGTGGCACTGACGGGAATGGAGTTTGGGAAGGTGAGTTGTTAGGAGCTACGTCAGGCGGTAACAAGGTCACAATCGAAACAAACTACCGTACTGTTGAAATTGACGGAGTATTTGTGCCAGCTGTCGGTCAAAAACTGCTAGAGAGCCAGACGGCTAAAATCGAAGTCAACGTTAAAGAAATCACAGCGGAAAATATCCGTTTATCTATTAACGGTAAGGTTACTGAAGCAGATGGAACTACTGCACCAACAGGGTACAAGATCGTTTCAGGAAAATCAAAACTTGAAAATGGCGATTATATCGAAAATCTCGGTATCGTAGGTACTATGTCAGGGACTAATGACCCTATTATTGTTATCATTGATAACGCTCTTTGCACGTCAGGACTTGACTTTGATACAAAAGACAACGAAGAAGCTGTTATCTCAATGACATTTGAGGCACATGCTGCTGAAGGCCAAGTTGAAAGCTTGGAATTGCCTTGCCGTATCTACTTCCCAAGTATTGTTTAGGAGGAATAAATGACTGAATCACTTAAAATGCGCGAGCTGAATGGTGGCGACATCTTTACGATGTTGTCTATCATCGGCAAACTAGACATCAAAGAAGAAGTTGTGCAGCTTATTGAACGTCAGTATGGCACAGGCTCAAAAGTTGTGGCATTATCTGACCATAAAGTGAAAAAACCTACCAAGAAAGTGCAGGAACAAGCGAGCTTGGCTATCCAGAAGCGTGGGATGGTCGTTGTGACAGACCTTGGATTTGCTGTCTTGAAGCACGTAGGAGATGCCAAGGAAGATATCAATCGTTTCTTGGCTGAATTGACAGGGACAAGTCAAAAGCAAATCGAAACGCTCAACATGTTCGACTATACCAAGTTATTGATGGAATTTGGAAAGAAGGCAGAGCTGAAGGATTTTTTCCAATCTATTGCTTCGCTATTGGCTTAGATACAAATAAGCTCATAGATATACTTTTTAAACGATATGGAAATCCAAAGACTTTGCTAGAGACACAAACTCTAAGCGAGTCTTTGGACTTTTTTATGTACTTGCTTGATGAACAGGATAAAGAAGAACTGACAGACATATGGAAGTCTAAAGACTTTGACATGACTTTATCCGACTTTATTAAGAAGCATTCTAAGAAAAGTTATATCGATAAACAAAGCAAGAAGCAACAATCTGTAGATCAAGATAAAGAAGCTATCGCTTTGGCAGAATCGATTTTGAAATTATCAAGGAAAGGAGAGTAACATATGAACATTTTTGAACTATTTGGCAAGATTGGCATCAATAACAAAGAAGCCAATAGGGCCATTGATGAAACAACAGGAAAAGCTGAAGGTGCTCATGGGAAGCTCTCTGCTATCTTTGGGAAAATAGGTCAAGTGGCTGTAAAAGCTGGTAAAGTCATGGCCACTGGGCTTGCCATCGGTGTTACTGCACTGTCTACCTTGACTGGTGTAGCTGTTAAGCACTACGCTGAGTACGAGCAGTTGGTCGGTGGTGTCGAGACACTATTTGGATCCGGCGGACAATCAATTGAAGAATATGCTGCATCTATCGGTAAGAGCGTTGAAGAAGCTAGAGGACAATTTGACCAGTTGAATAGCGCTCAGTCCGAGGTCATGAATAATGCTAAAAATGCATATAAGACTGCTGGATTATCTGCAAATGCCTACATGGAGACGGTCACGTCATTTAGTGCATCTCTTATCCAATCGGTGGGTGGAGATACCCAAAAGGCTGCCAAATTAGCCGACCAGACAATCGTTGATATGTCTGATAATGCAAACAAAATGGGCACTTCAATGGAAGCTATCCAAAATGCATATAACGGCTTTTCTAAACAAAACTACACCATGCTGGACAATCTCAAACTTGGTTTTGGTGGTACTAAAGAAGAGATGCAGAGGTTGCTTGACGAAGCTGAAAAACTAAGTGGTGTTAAGTACAATATTGACTCTTTTGCGGATATAACCGAAGCTATCCACGTCATGCAAGAGAATATGGGGATTGCCGGGACAACGTCCAAGGAAGCAGCGTCCACAATCTCTGGATCAATCGGCATGATGAAAGCTGCATGGGAGAATTTCCTAACAGGTATGGCAGACCCTGACCAAGATTTCGGAGAATTGGTTGGAGCCCTTACAGAATCAATCAGCGTAGCTCTTGGAAATATCGTTCCACGGTTAGTCCAGGCTTTGCCTCGACTTATTGAGGGCCTCGCTCAAGTCATCCAAACATTAGCTGGCTACCTCCCAGAAATAGTTGGTGCTCTCTTGCCTGGTTTGGTAGAAGGTGCAACTAAGTTACTTGTTGCACTAAGCGAGACATTACCTGGGTTATTCGACGTACTTTTTAATCAAGTATTGCCACAAGTTATCAGTGCCTTTCAAAGTTTCCTTGAAAAAGTATTTTCTGTCCCTCCTGAGTCATTTGACGGTCTGTCAACTGCTTTCGAAGCTGTTCTAGAAGTTGTAAAAGGAACAGTTGAAACAGTCGAAAATGCTGTTTCCTGGTTCCAAAAAGGTGGTCCTGCAGTTGATGTTTTGACGACTGCTATCGTTGCTATAACCTCAGCCGTAACAGCATACTTAGCTATTACAAAAGCCATGGTTGCCTACGAAATTATCAAAAATGGGGTCATCCAAGCCGGCACAGCTATACAAGCAGCATTCAACGCTGTAATGTCTGCCAACCCTATCATGATTGTCATCATTGCAATCACAGCACTTGTTGCCAGTTTGGTTTGGTTCTTCACTCAGACCGAAACGGGCAAACAAATCTGGCAAGGATTTATGGATTTCTTAGGCAGTGCTTGGAACACAATCGCAACAACCGCGCAAGCTGTCTGGACAGCCTTAGCGTCGTTCTTTAGCGGTCTATGGAGTGATATATCTTCGACTGCTCAAAGTGTCTGGAACGCTATTTTAGGTTTTTTAAGCGCACTTTGGAACGGAATACTTTCTTTAGCACAAGGATATTTTAATTTCCTTGTAGCTTTCTATTCTGGTATTTGGAACGCTATTTCTAGTACAGTCATGGCAGTTTGGAATGGCATTTCTTCCTTTCTATCTGGGTTATGGAGCAGTATTGTTAAGACAGCTTCAAGTGTATTTAGAAGTATGTCGAATACAATTTCTCGCGTTATGAACGGAATTTCTCGCACTGTTTCTAATGTCTGGAACGGTATCAAGAACACTATTTCAAATGCAATCAACGGTGCAAAGGATATTGTTTCGAATGCAATCAATGCTATTCGAGGATTATTTAACTTTGAATTTAGATGGCCTCGTATCCCCCTCCCGCACTTTAGTATTAGTGGGTCCGTAAATCCCTTAGATTGGTTAAAAGGGGGATTGCCTAAAATTGGGGTTCAATGGTATGCAAAAGGCGGTATCATGAACGCTCCAACAATGTTTGGCATGAATGGCAATAATGCCATGATTGGTGGAGAGGCTGGCCCAGAAGCTGTATTGCCGTTGAATGATAAAACTCTTGGAGGAATTGGTCGCGGAATTCTTGATGCTAGTGAATTCAGCAATGGAGAAGTTATGGCAGTCCTGTTTGAAATCCTAAGTGTACTGAAAGCCATCTACGACAAGGATGGAAGCGTGTATATCGATAGCGACAAGTTGATTGGCCATATTTGGAAAAAGCTACGTGACAAATTTGCCTTTGAAGACAATGTCGATTTAATCTTTAGAAGGGGGACTTGATGTTTTTTAAGAAATTAAAATGCGATGGTATCGCTCTAAATGATATCGTCAAAATCTCAAAGGTAATTGTTCAGCCGGTTGCAGATATCGAGAACCAATCCGATGATAACGCAGTAAGCGGAAGGACTTTTCTGCACCAGCATCGAGGAAGTAAAATAATCCAGGTTGAAGCGGTCATCCCAGAAAATGTCTTTGCGACCATTGACCGCCTGAACAAAATCTTTACGGACAAGGAATTGACACTTGAATTGGAAGAGCAACCAGACAGAGTGTATCGTGCCCGTTTTAGTAAGATGAGCACACCGACAAGCTTTGTCCGAAATGCAGATATAACCTTTGAATTTGAAGTGTTTGACGGAATAGCCAATGCAAAACACGGAAGAACATTTAATTTTGCCAAAAATGCTCAAGGCATCATGGAAGCAACCATCGTCAATGATGGCAGTAAAGCTGTACATGTTAACTATGATGTAGAATTGGCCAAGGAATCTGGGTTCCTGGGCATCGTTACCGAATATGGCGCTGCCCAGTTTGGAAAAGTTGAGGAAGTTGATGGAGTTGTGGCTGAAAAAAGCGTTATTTTATCAAGCAACAAAGCTGGAAATTTCGCCAATTGGACTGATGGAACTGTATTTTACGAGAGACAAAACAAAAAATCGGTTACTAACATGTTTGCAGACACTCAATACGGAGGCCGTCTAGGAATATTACCAGGCAGTTTTACAAACAGCGCAAACGGCAGACAATTTGGTGCTATCAAAGAGTTGGCTTTGTCAGAATCCGCTCAAAACTGGTATCTCTGGGCCAAGGCTTGGTTTGAGACTGGACAGGTTGGTCAGACGGGGGCTTGGTGTCTCGCAGTTGTGGACTCTAATAATAACTTTATTGCTGGTATGGCCATTGAAAAAACAAATACTACCCAGAATCAAGCAACTGTGCATTTTTTGCTTGGCGATGGTGCAGGTGGCAGCCGGTCAGTCCACTATATCAACTTTACCCCAAGTAAGTATATCCCACCAAATCCATATGGTGAGGATAGCAAAAATGAAAATCGAAATATGTTTGATATTCTGAAAGAGGAAGACAAAGTCACCTTTTTCTGGTATGGAAAGTATTTCGTCTTTTACGAATCAAAAATACGGTCCGTTAATGCCAATAGAATCCAGTTTTTTGTTGGCCAGTACATTGGCCGTAACACAGATGGACAATTGGTAACCAGGATGTATCTAAACGATTTTAGCTTTACCAAAATTAAAGTGCCGTACTGGAAGGACATCCCAAATCGATATAAAACTGGGAGCATTCTACAAGTTTTTGGCGAAGAAGGCAGATTGTATGTTGATAATCAGGTAGCTCTCAGCGATGAGGTTTTGGGTACTAGATATATCAAGGTGCCGCCTGGGGAGACCAAGGTACAGTTACTTGTGTCTAGCTTTTCGGAGATTAAAAGAGCAACTGCTGAAATTAAGGAGGCATTTAGCTGATGGATAATATTCGGATTGCCGTCCGTGACTCGACGGATAGCTATAATGTCGCTTTTTTTGATATTGAGGCAGGTATCAAGTTTAAAACGCCTAACTTGACAAAGTTTTTGGCCGGAAGTGCCAGTATGCTCTCTTTGAGTTTTAACTCAAAAGATATCGACACTGTCAAGACAGGATGTAAATTGTCTTTTGTCTATAAGAATAAGCCATATTGGCTTAATATCATGGATATCCAGAAAAACGGCTTTAAGATGGACTTAATTGCCTATTCATTGGTTTTGGAAATCAATAATGAGCAGAAAGGGTCCTACAAGTCAGACAAAGCCCAGTCAATCGCTGAATATGTACGAATTTTCGATCCAGAAAACTCTCTTACAATCGGCATCAATGAGGTGGCAGACAAATCAATTAAGCTTGATTGGACAGGTACGGACACTCTACTGGATAGGCTGTACTCAATCGCTAATAGTTTTGACGCAGAGTTTGAGTTTGTGACAGAAACGAATAGCGACTACTCACTGAGGCGCCATGTGCTGAATATTTACCGCAAAGGGAATCTTGGCAAAGATTTAACCGGCCAGCCTGTCAGAGTAGGAAAAGACCTCAAAGTCATTAACTACTCTGATAACATCAAAGAGCTATACAGCGCGGTGCATGCCACTGGCAAAGATGGATTGACAATTGCTGGACTTACCAAGACAGTCAACGACGATGCTGGTAAACCGCTCTATGTTACAGATGGAGCTTATCTTCGAGCCCCACAAACAAGGAATAGATTTCCGTCTGTGGGAAGAAATTCAACGGACAACTATCTACTGTTGGACCTTGGCAGCACGGAGTACGAAACTAAAGAGGCTCTATATGGCTATATGCTAGCTGAGCTGAAGAAAGCCAGTGTGCCCAAAGTATCGTACACAGCGGAAGGAAGCATGGATGGTGAGGTCGGGGACAAAATGACCCTGATAGATGATTTGCACTATGACCCGCCTCTGTATGTCCAAGGACGGATATCAGAGATGACGGAAGATATCATCACTGGTAGGGTCACAGAAACCACCTTTACGAATTACGAGCGCAAGTACAGTCAACTGTCAGATGACTTGCTCAAGCGTGTCGAAGAGCTGGCTAAGGAAGCCATGCCATATACGCTTGAATTGTCCACAAACAACGGCACAGCGTTCAAGAATGGTCTTGGCAGCAGTCTGATAACCCCGACGCTAAAAAGAGGCACAGAAGTTATTTCTGGGGCCTCTTTTGCTTGGTATGTTAACGGGGCGCTTTCAAAAACCGGTGACACTTTCGAAGTACTAGCCTCAACGGTGGAAGGCACTACCGTGATTAAAGTCGAAGCTATCATCAGGGGCCAAGTTGTAGCAAGTACAGAAGTAACCTTTACCAATGTCGACGATGGTAAAGAGGGCGCAACCGTGCAATCTATCTCAACTATGAACAAATTATCAGACACAGCTGTAGTTTCAAAGACGGGTAGTTTCAGCACGAATATGCCAAACCCTACCAAAGAGGCGCCGTACGTTGTCAGCTACCTAAAAACGACACTCACAGACGGTACAGTAGTCGAATCTGACGCTTTCATCAGTGAGACCTGGAACGATAGTTATGTTGGCAAATCTGAAATTTCCGTGACACCAGAAGGGATTGTTACATCAGCATCTAAGACAGTCAACGGCCAGACTATAGCCTCAATGATTGCCCAACGTGCTGAATGGGTCGAGATTATTGCTCAGTTCCTTAAAATTAAGGCCGACATGATTGTGGACGGAGCGATTACGGCTGACAAATTAAATGTTACTAAACTATCTTCTATCATCTCAAACCTAGGAGAAATAACCGGTGGTTCTTTGACGCTTTCAAATCACTATCCAGAAAAAACATTTAC